CTGCCGCAACTTGCCGAGAGCCTCCGCACGTTTCTGTGAGGCCTTGGATTCCGCCTCGGCAGCCTGCCTGATTTTCTTGGCTATCTGCGTAAGTGACTGGCCGTAAGCGTCAAGAGAGGTGGTAAGTTCGTTGTAAATCATCACGATACGCTGCGCCTCCTGCGTCAAGTTGCCGTTATCGTCAAACTTGGCGTTGGCAGGAAGTTTCTTCCATTCCTTTTCCAAGTCCTTTAACTGGTCGGTCACTTCCTTGATGCTCGCACCGTTCTTGCCAAGGTTCTTCGCTTGGTCGTAGATGTCAATAAACGTGCTGTCGGCAGCGTCCTTGATATTGCTAAGACCGTACTTGAACGCATCTTGAAACTGCATGAAATCCGTGCTGTCGAATTTCGTCTTAATGGTCAGCGGCTTGTCATCAATGGTCTTTTGCAGACGCTTGATGATGACGTTGGCATCTTTCTCAGCCTTCGCCATACCCTGCTCCAAGTCAAACCCTATCGGGAACTCCATCTGTCCGTTTGCCATACGCTATATTTTTAATTAGATTCTTCGTTTGCGTCAGCCATAGCCATACGCTGTATGTCGTCAGCGTCATCCCCCATCTTGGTATTGAACCCGAATCGGGCAAGGATACTGCCCATTTCCTTGTCTGAACGGGGCCGCAATTCCTCTTGACGCTGTTTTTTCTCAAATTCCTTGTAGTCGTAGTCGTAGTAAGGCTTGTCTATCATCATCAAAGCCACTTGATTTGATGTGTCAAGATACCAATACCTCAACCAAGACCACATATTGTAATTGCCGTAAATATGCTTGATACGCTCGTTATCTCCGTCCGCTTGGAAAACACTGTCTACTTGTCTGCCTCCTGCTTTTTCGGCAAAGCGTCCTCGTCCAACATATTTGCTGCGCTCTCCTTTCTCTCTGCACTCTCCTTGACGCTGTTTCCAACCAAGTTCGTAGTAAGAGCGAGTTGAGCCTTTGTAATCTGCCAATTCTGTAAAAAAAAAGCATAACCCTTGTTGCTGGCTCCAGCCTCGTTGATTCTGAACGAGTGCTCGCTGGATTTCATGTCGATTCTCTTCCACGTCAGCCAAAACAGTAAAGGAAGGAATATCGCCTTGTTGTTCAATAGGTAATAAGCCGCAGTCTTTGAATGAAGGGTGCGCAGCTTATCGCTGATACGGTTGGCCTTCTTGAGTGATATTTCGCCCTTGGCCTGCTTTTCGAGATAAAGAGCCTCCATGTTCAAGCGGTGGATACGGGTCGATACTGCATTGCTTACCTGCTTGACGCTGTACGTCTTTTTCCCTACCGTGACCTTGCAAGGAGCCGCAAAGCGGATACTCTGCTCTTGTTCGATTAATTTTTCTACGTCCATAATAAAGTGTGTGTGTAAACTTGTTCTATTTAAAACGAAAAAGGGCGGCGGCTTTTACACCACCGCCCAATGACTTGTTGCGTCAGCCCTTACGCCTCTGCGTCAGCATAAGCGGGCTTGCCGCTGAACTTCATGCAAGTGCCGAGGTTCGCAGTATCCACGAACTCTGCGGTAGCGGAGATATGGATTCTCCACAACTTGCTGTCGAGGTTCAAATTGCCGATAATCTTCGCCTTCGGGAAGAGCAGAATCTTGTTAGCCTCGTCATTGACGATAGCGATAGGACGGGTGATGACGGGCAGCTCAGTGCCGAACTTCACAATGTCCTTGATGTCGGTAATGGTTTCTGTGGTAGAACCATCAGCCAAAGTTACCGATGCACCCTTCAAGAAGGTCTTGAGCAATGCGTCCTCAGTGGAGGCCAAATCACAAGAGAAGGCATAAGTGCCGCTGGTGGGATTGACCACGATAACGTCACCCTGCTCGTCCTTGATGGAATCCAAAGAAGGTTCATCACCATCCCAAGAGGTGGAATCCTCTACTACCTGACCGAGTGAACGGCCCGACGCAATAACCTGCGCAAGAGTGGTTGTAGACGTGATACTCACCTCATCAAACAGTACAATGTCCGACTGGCCATTGAACACCTCAGTAATACCTGCGTTTGTAATCTTTGCCATATTAGTAAGATTTTGAAGTTAATAATTTTATTCGTTAAACGGTATGCCACATCACGTTCAAAACAGTAGTGGAATACCCGGTAGTCGTGCTAACCGTAGTGGGGGTAATCGGTGTCGGTGTCAGTTGAAAGAAATAAGATATGTCATTGTAAATCACCTTCTTCTCATTAATCAAATCCTCCACTTGCCGTAGGAGTTTTTTGATGTTCTTTCTTTTCGCTGTCGTATCCGACTCCGCCTTGCAGTAAACGCTAACGGCCAAATACCCAGTAAACATTCCGAAAGGATGCGTCACGGAGGTTATCGTGCCGTTGTTGTAGCACGAAATGAACTCATCGGCAAGACCCGTGTTCGGACGCTCGTAACTGGCGTACACCTCCAAGGTTTCCGTTACGGTTGCGGACTTAGCCAACGTGACGTTGCCCTCAAGAAGCGTCTTTAACGCCTTGTCCGCCTCAATGTCGCTGATTCTTACCTTCTGTTTCATGTTTCAAATCCTTATTGGAATTTATATATCAAATCCTATCGGAATGGTTATCACTTTAATGCCGCTGTTGATGGCGGCGGAAACTTGGCTTATCAATTCGTCTTTCAGTGAATCGAAGAATCCTACACCCCGTCCCCACTTGGAACCCTTGAGGTTGATGCTCAATGCGTAAGGGGTTGCCGAGAAAAGGACTATCCAAACACCCGTATTGTACGTGTGCTGGCCCTTCTGCAGGGCCTCCTCGAGAAACTGATAGCCGAACTTGCCGTTCTGCTTTTTCTGCGCTATGGCGTTGGGTCTGTAAGCCATTAGAACACCGTCACAATAAACACCTATACCCGTTGCGTCACGCAGGTTGGCGGTGTAAACGGGGAAATCCACGTTACCGTCACCGCTCTGTGGCGGGGTACTTGTAGGCTCGAACGAGGCCTCAATGACACGGATAATCTCGTCAGCCACCACGCAAAGAGCCTGCGTAAGCTGCGGCTTTATCTGACTTTGTACGAATCGGTTCAGACCGACCTTGAAAATCAATAGATTGTTCGTTGCCATTTTCGTAGCGGTTATGTTCCAGTCGCTCTCGTGAGTTCAATCTTCGTGTACTCCTCGCCCGAAATCGGCATACGGATGTCACGTGCCACCTTTACCACGCCCATAAACTCACGTCCGTTGAACGTAACCCCAGTGACCGTATCGTTCTCCTTGACTATCGCCTCATTGCTGGGCAGGTAGACCACATCGTTTCTCGTCACAATGGACAAGGATGTCTGTCCGCCCTTCTGATAGTTGCACTCGCCCTCGTAGACAACCTCCGTAATGTAGTTGTCGTACTCGTCCTTCTCCTTAGTCGGTCGCAGGACTTTGCAAGTGTCATCGAACTTAATGTACTCCATAGCCTTTACGTGCTTGAGGCTTCCGCAGCGTGCTGGCGTCAAACAATCCGCCCTCATCCACAGCTTCCTCCGTTTCACACTCAATCTCATCACGCAAAGAATCGGCAAGGTTGCGGTAATACTCTCTGTCGGCCTGAGTGACCTCGTAGCCCGAAACAGAGGTTTTCACATCACCCACCTGCTCGCTTCTTGACCCTCCACTGAATACCCCCGAAACGGCGTAATATAAAGTAGATACAGCATATTTGAGGCTCTTGGTCTTTGCCTCGTCATCTGCTATCGCCTCTATCTCGTCATTCAAGTCGATGGGTTCGAGCTTGGACGGCTTGGCAAACAAGGGCGAGATGCACGCTGCCTCCAGTGTGTCCTTGTCCCACGGATAACCCGTGACCTTTGACCTCAAATACGCCTCTACTTTCATAATTACGTTCGTTTTACGGTTACACACACTTTAATTTACTTGCTTTCCTCGTCAGCCTGCGTGCTTGCTGCGCTTGCCTCGGTAGCCTCGCCCTTGATGTTGTAATAGAACATCTTCTTGGGCTGGTTGGGAACAGCGAGCATCGTAAGTTCGGATACCCAAGTCTGTTCACGGGTCGCAGCGTTGTAGCGGTACTCGATGATACCACGGTTGCCGAAGATGCCTGCGGAGATAGCCGAGCCGTCAGGACGCAAGGGCACAACATTCTTGATTGTACCGATATTGCCCGAAGGACGGATAAGAACCACATCCTGCTCGAACACGTCCAATTTCTCGGTGGCAAACTTCTTGGTAGTTGCGTTCAGTTTGTCCACACCGACAATCGTAGTGTTCAAAAGCACGGTGTCCGCACCGATGGCACGCTGGAAGAATGACTTGATGAACTCGTCACCCTCGGACAGATACTTCTCGTAACCGACCGTCTGAGCGTTCTTGTCGTTGGCGGGAACAATACGCAGGTCGGGGCGCAAAGAGTAACCCAAACGCTGCAGGATTTTCGGATGCTCAACGAGTTTGAAGAACGTGGTGGCGTTGATTTCCACAGTGACATTCTTGTAACCCTTGTAGGGGTCAAGTTTAATCTCACGAATCTTCTTCTTGAGCGTCAGGAGCGGGTCAGCGTCATCCACATAGGTGACAGCACCGTCCTTTTCCGTGTACCAAGGTTCGCTCACGATATTCTCGTCAGGAACCTGAGCGGAGAACTCAACGCCAGTGATACCGCTGGGGTTGTTATCTGCGGTCAGAGCCAACTTGCGGGCCGACTTCATCTGACCTACCTGATAAGACAGAGAAGCGTTGTGAGAATCGGGAATCTCAGACAAGGTATCGAACAGCGTGTTGTTCAGATAGTCACGTACCGTAGCGTAAGGCGATTCGCCTTTCAGACGGGCCATAGCATCTGCGTTGTTCAATGCGATGAGCTGCTTGCGGTAGTCATTCTCACCACGCAGAAGTTTTCTCTTCTGACGGGGGATGGAACCGCTCAACTTAGCAAGGCTGGTTTCCTTGCCACGTGCCAAAGGCTCGGAGTTAAGGTCTACATAAGTAGCCATACCCTTCAACTTGCCTTCGGCCTCCAAAGCCTCGTAGGTGAAGTCCAACTGCGGGTCATCCCACGTAAAGCCTTCAATATTCAAATCGAGAGTTTCACGACCCTCAAGAGCCGTAGTGTAGTACAGCTCGAACGATTTGCTTGAGTTAATACCCAGTGTTGCGAGGATATTGTCAAGTCCTAAAAATCTTGCATCCATACGTTACGCCTCCTTTACAAACAAAATTCGACCTTTGAGCACTTCTTTCTGTGCGTCAGTGATAGTAGCCTTACTGCGGGATTCAAGGAATCGACCACGAGTAACGACAGTCAGGGTGGAGCCGATAGTACCGACAACCACATCCTCATAGGAAAGACCCACGGGAGTCGCTCCGTTCAGGACTGCTGCACCGCCAGGGGTAGTAACCGTCACGGGGGTTCCTGCAGGAATCACAGAGCCTACCTTATAAGTGCTGTTCGCCGTGAACACCGCACCGCTCGGATAGAACTCTTCCGTTGCGTCCCAAAGGTTGATGCGCTCAGCACCAACCGCTGCGACCTGCTTCTGAGAAAACTCATTACCGTAATTAGCCATAAAGCAATGTTTTTAATTGAACAATAAATTTACTTTGCATCTTGGGGCAAACGTCCGCTCGCCTGCAGGGATTTCTTCAACGCCTCCGCATCGAAGGTTTCATCTTCCTTGCCGCCCTGACCCTTGAAAGGCTTGGTGGTATCCACGCCCTTGAGAGAGCACAGTTCGTTGAAGGTGTCATTCACTTCCTTGGTAAACTCTTCCGAAGTCATCTTGCTTCCGCCATTCTCAAAAGCCTTCACAGCGTTCTTCCATGCAAGACCTGCCTCCTTCTCGTAAGCCTTCACGTACTCGTTCTTGTAGAACTCGGTCTTTACACCTTCCACAAGAGCCTTTGCCGTGCGCTCCGCCTCGTAAGAATTGAGTTTGTCCTGCAGCGGGTTGATTGCTGCGGTGACTGCAGCGGCGATTAACTTCTGCAACTCCTCGGGGTTGTTGTTGTTACCGCCCTGATTGCCTTGGTTCCCTTGGCCACCTTGGTTGCCCTGATTGCCTTGACCGCCCTGATTGCCTTTTGTCGCCTCTGCCAGTTTAGCCTCCAAATCCTTGATTTTCTCTTCATTGGCCTTAATGGTGTCCTCGTTGGTCTTAATACGGCCCGAATAAGAAGTTCTGAGTTTGTCTGCATTGCTGACAAATGCCTTTAACATCGGCTCAGCCCCTTTGACGAAGTTGCTGATTTCCTCATCTTTGGTCACGTAAGTTGTTCCGAAAGCGGCTACCCCTTCTAAAGCCTCTTCACTAAGCTCCAGTCGTGTCTTGTACTCCTGTCGCAGTGCTTCCTTGATTTTTGTTTTCATATCGTTTTTAAAATTTTAATGTATAAAAAAGAGCCAACTAACGCATTACTGCGCTAATTGGCTCTGATGGCTCTATACGTAAAGAAAAATGTCGTCGGCTGGCGTTACCCAGCCTCCTTGGGTTGTTGCGGGGGATGGATTCGCACCATCGGCCTCTTGGTTATGAGCCAAGCGAGCTACTACTGCTCCACCCCGCTATGTTCCTGCGTCTGAATGGACGCTATAATTGGAAGGTTCTGTACGGATACGACCGTTATGGACTGTAACTCGGATTTCACGCCTGCAACTCTTGCACCAAACCAAGAAACTACCCTCAACTTCCTCAGTCACGCACAGCAATTTTGGCACTCTGCCACTTGCCGCACACTCCGAACAGAAAACTTTTTTACCTTTCATGCTCGCAAATATAGCAGTAAAAATTGATATTTCCAAAAAAAAATCATATTTTTGTGGGAAAAATTAATGGCGCAGTGATTTTTCTGCCTGCAAACTATTGATTATGGGTTTTAGATTGATAAATAAACACTTGGAATTTCCCGCTCTGTATCAGAGCGTGGAAAGAAAAGACCCTACCGTATCACAAAAAGGTTACGATAAGGTCGGAGGTTTCATGCTGCGTGACAAGATAGACTTCATGCCTCAGAAGGGTATGCAGGAGGATTTCTGTGCCTGCGACAGCAATCTTATCTTCTTGTGCGGTGCGGCTACGATGGGTAAGACCTACGGTATGTTCCTTAAAGTCTTATACGGCATAGACAAACTCGGTTACACCTCACGTATGATTTCCGTTCGTTTGCAGGATAGCAAGAAAGGTTCGTCTATATTCCGTGATGCGGTCGAGGTATGCGGCAATTTCGCTGCCTGCGAGTATAATACATCTGACTACCCGACATTTATGTGGAAGGATTGGAACTCGAACCTGCAGTTGATACACGCCAACTTTAACGTGGATAATCCGCAGGAATGGGCCGAGTTTAAAGACTTTATCAAGAAACAGCAGTCAAGTTACATAGCCATAGATGAGGCGACAGAGATAAAACAATTCAAGATGTTTTCCTACATATTCTCCCGTAACCGAGATAGTTCAGGTATGCACCCGAGTATGGTGCTCTCATTCAACCCCGAGCATGAGCACTTTACAACACGTATGCTGCTTGACGCAGGATATATCGGAGAGGATTGGTATATCAAGCCTGAGATGAACGGCGTAACGAAGTATTTCTATATCAAGGGCGATTCGGAAGAGGGTATAGTTTGGGGCAACAGCCCCGAAGAGGTGGCCGAGATTGCGGACATTTCCTTGTCAGAGAAGGATAAGAAGGCAGGCATCACCATACGGCAGATTGTCAAGTCGTTTACGATGTTCACTGGTGAAGCCTCGGATAACTTGAAACTGGTGGCGGCTACTGGCGGCCAGTCTATCGGTAACTTGCACGCAGTGGGCGGCACACAGCGCAGTATCTTAAAGGGTGCTTATTTCGGCCCCGTAGACAACGAGGAACTGAATGTATCACGCAAGATGATTCACGACTTGTTCACCAACCCTTCGGACGGAAGCACGGAGATGTTCGCCACGATGGATATTTCAAGCGGTCAGGAGGATGCGGATAACGCACCTATGCTCATTTGGAGAGGCAACACGATTATCGCACTCGAGTTCTTCAAGGGCAGCCCGAAGGAACTTGTGGACTGGATAGGCTTGAAACTCAAGACGTACAAAGTCCCCGTGGAGAATTTCGCCTTTGACGCTACGGGTATCGGTTATTACCTGCGGTCTTACACAAGGGGTATGCCTATCACAGCGAACCGCCGCTCCATGCAGGAATTTGACGAGAGCGGAAACCAAGTCATTACCGAACAGTACTTCAATCTGCGCTCGCAGTTACTCGGAAAAACCAAAGTAATGATTGAGCGTGGCGACATTTCCATAGCCCTTGACAAGGACATGACCATTCAGTACGGAAAGAACGGAAAGACAAGAAAACTCGTGGACGTACTGTTTGAC